ATGGATTCACCACCAGCAGCCATTGACATTCCGGGTTCTATGCCTTGGTCGATTTCGTTGATTTTTTTCTTCCACTGCTCTTTGACTTGGGAGAGATAGAGTTTACCTTTGATTCTACCTTCGCTTCTGGTTGGGTCGTAGGCGCTTCCGTCACCAATGTGGGCGCTGGAGTTTCCACAATGCTCGGTAATGGCGACTGTTCCACTGCCTGGGGCGCAGGTGATGGTGCCTGATATTTCTGAATGTCCAATGGATGTTTCTCTTCCACCGGTGGTGTTTGTTTCTTGAAGAAACTCTTGATTAGTTTTAACATCTGTACTCTCCTTTAATTTAACCATGTAACCTTTTTCAACTCTCACAACTTCACCGTTTTGACGATGTGCTTCTTTAGCCGCGTTGTTTCTTATAGCAAAAATTCTAGGTCTTTTATCTTTGCCGACATATGTATGCCCATCAGAATGTTTTACTTTCTGTTTGAATGGGCTAATTTCTTCCAACAATTCAAATTCATTATCAATATCTTCTTTTACTTTTTTCTTTGGAACACTTCCGCTGGCTCCACTGGCTGTAACCTTATTTGCCATCTTAGCCATTCTTTCTTGATCTGCATGAGTAGGATCTTGTACTAGTTTATCATGCACAGAATGGTGTGTCACCTTACCATTCTTACCATACCGACCAAAGCCAAAATATTGCAAACCTAATTTACGTGCTTGTTCAGCGGCATTAGATTCTGCTGGTCCCATTTGTTCAGCACCTTTCTTGGGCACAGGCAAGCTATCTTTCTTAGATAACTCACCTGCAATCCATGAAGATGCTTGTTGATTTTTAGGAGGTCTTTTAACAAAGTCTTGTACGCCTTTATATAATTGTAGCAACTCATCTTTCTTCGCTTTCACTACTTCTGGATGTGCGCTACGCAAATCTTCGGAGTTATCAAACTCCATATAATTTTTACCAAACAACTTAGCCATTTCTGGTCTTGCATTGTTTACTGAATCCCATTTTTCTTTACGAATGTTTTCTGGTACGGTACGACCACCACGTTGACCGCGTTCAATGTTACGCTTTGATGAAATTTCATCCTTAGTGTTAACTGCGATCATTGAAGTTTCGTAACCAAGTTCTTCTAATTCTTTTTTGATTTTAGCATACTTTTTTGGATCATCGCCAGTGCCATTGATGATAAGTCCATTACGACCAAGCAATGCTAAACGCTGGCGCAACTCGGTGAGGTCTTTTGCTTTACCGCGAACAATATCACGAGCTTCTTTTTCGGATGCTGGCATTGTCTTGTCTAGATTTCTTTTATCCATCAAGAATTCTAGTGCTTTATCCGAATTGATTTCTGTTAGGCCATGACCAGCAAGTGTGTTATCTAAAACATAGTCTTTGCCTGAGCCTGGTCCACCAGATAGAAATACTGCTTTGAAGATTGCTTTGTCATGTACGCCTTCGGTCAATAACTGCTCAAAGAAATAGTTTATATCTTCCTTGAGATTCATGCCTTTACGAACATCATGGTACAATTCTTTTGCATGTTCTGGTGCTACATGCTTAGGAATACCTTTTTTGAATTCTTTGAAGTTACCTTTTTCAGCATGACCACGCATCTTGGATGCGGACATACCAGAAACACCTTCTGCATCTGGATCACGTTCACCAGCAGAATGAACTTTGATATCTTTGAATTTATAGTGACCATGTGCACCTTTTACACCATTGTATTGGTGTAAAAGTTTATGATATTCACCGGTTCTATCAGAGCCAGCTACCATATGGAGATGTGTTACTCCAGCTTTGTGTAGCTTTGATGCTTGTGATAGAAAGTTTGGATGTTCTTTGTCAGAGGTACTAATGTTAGTATCTGGAAAGAATCTTTTTGCGTGTTTGACTTTATCCTGTGCGGATAAAGGATTCTTTTTTGGATCTTGTGAGTGAGAGATTACAACGTGGTGGGTGCCACCAACTTCTTTTGCAACATCTTTTACTTTGTCAACAAGTTTGGCATGACCAACTGTTGGTGGATTCATGCGCCCAAATGCTAGAACGGCATGCTTTTCTTTTTGTTCTTCTAGGAACCGCTTAAAATCCATATTTTCCCCGCCTCTACAGCAAGTTAAGTTTATAATCTATTTATGTATTTAGCAGTTTTACGTAGTCGGACATTACTCCAAAGGTGATTCGGTGCTTGATATCATCTAGTTCATACACTCTTTCAGGCACTCCAAGTATGAATTGTTGACCAACTGGCTCTTTTCCGGGGTATCCAACAGTATATCCCCATGTAGTTAACACATAATCCTCGTCTATATGCCAAAAACCATGCAGATAATTTCTCAATACAGTATCAAGTGCTTCACGATTCTTACAATGATTTAGAATAAATGGCTTTCTTTCAAACAACCAATCAAACGTTACATCATGGTATTCTAAGTCGTGACCAAGTTTCAATTGACCATCAAAACTCCATAAATCAACTTCAACCATATATCCTTCATCAATAGCTTCTTGAAGATATGCTGGATTGTTTTCGTATTGAGCCATACGACCTTCTAAGTTTCCTCTGTGTGCAATATACATTGTCATTTTAGTACCTTATTTAATCTAGTGAAATGTCTGCCGCCATCAAACGATGTAGTACACCAAATTTGAATCATCTTACGCAAAATTTCTTTGTCAACATACTTAGATGGAACAGCAAAATGATTAGCACAATTATGTCTTACTGCCATCTCAGCAGTAAATTCATCAAAGCAAAGTGCGGATATCAATTCTGCTTTATTCGCCGAAATGTTAACACCTTGACCAGAACGACAGAATGAAACGCCAAAGTCACAATCATTGTTGTTTATCAACTGTGCTGATTGGCTTACATAATCATAGTAGTCGCATGGCTTATTTACATATGTACCACAATCAATGTATGGTATTAAATATTCTTCCAGCAAATCAATGAATTGTTCCTTCAATTCATATCCAGAGTGGTCACAAGCAACAGCAATTGGCTTATCACCAAAGTTAGGTAATACTCTGTCACAGAAAAATTCAAATGTTGCTGGTGTGCCAAGAATGTGCATCTTCTCAGTATCACATGCAGTAACTTTAAGACCATCACGAATCATGTAGTTGTAAATTGGTGCAATGTAGTATTCGCCCTTAATTAACAATCCGTTGCTAATTGCTTCCCATGCGTATTGCAGGAACATTTTACCAGTTTTAAAGTAATACAATCCAACGTTAGCGTGTTCACTAATAACTTCTTTCTCAACCACACGGGATACAATACCGCCTTCACCGATCTCAGCATAACTGTGGTCAGGACTATTTGCTTGAAATGTCAATAGAAAGCCATCGGTATCACTTGAGATACAATCTGGCTTGAACTGAGGAAGAAAATATACATCAGGAGTATAAATGTAAAGAGGTAATTCATTTTCAATGTATCTTTCTGCGAGTGTGCAAGTTTCTAGTGCGCCTTGTGTTACATGGTCAACTGTCACGATGGAGATATCATCACCAAACTTTTGCTTCAAAATCTTATCAATGCTAAAATTGTAAATGTGATCCAATCTAACAATAAAAATCAAGTTACAATCAGATGTGTCAATAGATTCTAGTGACCAATCAATGACATGTTTGCCTTTAGCCAAAATCAGTGGCTTTGGCATCAAGTAACCAGCATCAATAAATCGTTGTGCTTTGCCAGCAATCGGCAAAACTAAATTATATTTTTTCATTATATTTCCTAATCAAATCAGCAGTGGTAATGTGTGCAAATTCTATAGCACCATGCAATGACCACTTCTTATGTATAGAGTATAAAAAGCATGATGCAAACATATCACCAGCGCCCAAGACATTTGCGCCTTCTACCATATGCGTTCTATGCATTAGGTATGGTTGTAGTAAATTACCACTGTAAACAACGCTTCCTCTTGGAGTATGAGAAATTATTAGTCCTCCTTCAGAATAATCTTTTAATTTTTGAACATCATGTTCATCATCGGAGACAAAAAGATAATCAACATACTTAAGCAGGTCATAGTTTAATTCACGACCCTTACATAAGTCGGCACTAACAATACCTTTTAAATTTGGTAGAAAAGATGTATCTTCCAATTCATTCAGATAAAGCACATGTGAAATTCTTGATGGCTTTATCTTCGTCTGTAGATAAGTTTCATTCAAATTTGCCTTAGACGTTCTTGTAGATGTTTTTCTATCAATTGTAATCTCAGCAGTACCAACGACAGTTGGCATCAAACCAATCTGTAGATTTTTATCTAATTCATTGAATGTTCTCCAGCAATTATACAAACCACCAAGGGACATTGTTTCCTTGTCGCCGTCAATAATAGTATCATTGGTCAAATGGCCGTATAGTGTGATATCAAACATTAAAATTTCTCACGTAAATCTAATTCATAAACTTTATCTAAGTGGTCAGCAAAGTTGCCTGTGCTGATTAGTTCTTTAGCTTCCAGATAATCATACATCTTTGCTATCAAATTTTCGCCACCTTTAGCATCTATCACCATTGCGTTTTGCTTAACAATATGAGGAGAATCAATTGGACAAAAAGCAATGCCAACAAGTTGCATCAAATGCACATCAAAGATATCATCGCCAATAAAAACAATTTCATGTGGCTGCACATCATAGTCTTTACAAATCTCTGTTAGATAGTCCGACTTGTCTCTGTGTTGACCACTAAAACGATTAACGATTACATCAATCTTTCTGTTCTCGCCAATTGCAACATTGAATGGATCACCAGTCAAAAAGATAACTTTCAAACCTAGCGCACGAAAGCGTTTGATTGCAGTCCAATCTTTATCGCAGAATGTTTTGTATCTGACGGTGCCTTCTCTGTCGTAATATTTACGACCATCGGTCATTACACCATCAACATCAAGAATTATTAGTTTCAACATTTAATCTAAATTTTCTCAAAGTATCTTGTCTATCTACAAAATTAGATTGGCGACCATAGTGTTGTTTAAGTATAGATGGATACTTATTGTATAGATAGTCATTCATTTCATCCATAGCTTTTTGTTTGTCGTAGTAACTATCACGGAATGGTTGATGAATCATACCAGAATGAACAACATGGGCTGGGCATTGAAACAAATCATAGAATGTTTTATCAATACCCCATGCAATTTCTAAGTTCCAATGACCAATAAACTCCATCAAGAATCTAAACTTTTCTTCGGTAAAGAAGCATGAACCCATTTCAATGAAATTTGTCTCTGAGAAATCGCAAGATGGATCATTGAATAGTGGTTGATAAATCAAACTAGAATCGTGTGGCATAGATAATTGCCAGTATTGAAACTTGAATGTTTGTGCATACAAAAGACCAATGTTGAAGTCTTTATAACCGGTAATCAAGTCATCATCAACACAACCAATGTAGTTGTATTTACCAATAGAAATATCTCTTGCAACTGCTTGCATGATTTGCCACTTGTGTCCTTTGTGTCGGATCAAATGGTCATAAGAACCTGGTTCAGGATTGAAATCGTTGTAAACTACCAATAGGGTTTCGTAGTCGCGGTCATTGTTTGTCCAGCGCCAATGGTCTTCTTCTTTCCAACGAGGATCATGTGGCATTTCCATACCAACTGGACATATAATCAAATTAGCCATATTTTGCTCTCACTTCAGGATGTTTGCAAGGATGTTCTGGCACATCTTTGCGGCATAGTGTATAAAATGTATTGACATTACTTATCTGACATTCCTTAGAGATAAAATGCATTTCTTCAATAGGCATCTTCTTATCTAAGAAATTAATTAGACCGTGTGTGTCTGGATATTGTGTGCCTCTTGGCCATCCATAAGTCTCACGCATCGCATCTTTAACCAATTCACTGTATCTGTGATTCCAAATATAGAAACAATCGCAAGCAAATCTGTGTGTTCTCCACCACTCAGGATCTTCTGGAAATAGAAAGTTGAATTTGTTGAAGTCAATATCTTCATCGGATATAACTTTACTGAAATGAATATCAAATCTAGTAAAGATAATAATATCTAAATCTTCACCGATGAATGCGTCATGCAGTTTTGATTTAGATGTAAATGCATCAGATGTAGCAAAGTCTGAGTAAACAACTTTCTTTGGATTTACCACATCTAAGAATTTATCTTCCAATTTCTTTGTTGAAAAAGGATAGGTTGATGCATAAAGAATTGCTTCGTGTCCTTTATCAATGAATGGCTGGATCAGCATTTCTTGTATGCCATTCCAGCAATGAGTAAAGTCACGGCTGTATCCAGTTCTTGGATCGGTACCTTCAGTTATACCGTAGAAACCAAATCCAATCTTCATACAGGATGATAATCTACTACGGAGTAAAGTGCGCCCTCAATTTTGAATTGGGGAAAATGCTTTACAAAAATATCTTTTCCATCTGGGCGCATAGTCTTTATCTTCTTAACAATCTCATTATAGAAGTTCCAAGCAAGTGGAATAAAAACGAGACCATTTTTATCAGAATAACTTTCTAGATGTTGCGGAGAATAGATTGGCACACCTACACCAGGTGCATACAAGCCTTGCTTTAATGGATTATCATCAATGATAAAGTCTGGTCCAATGCCAGCAAAATTCATCAGAGTGTTTCCTTTTGCTGGTGCACCATAGCCAACAACAGTTCTTCCTTCCGATTTCATATTCTTAATAAAGTCAGCAAACTGTTTTACATTGTGGAGGCAATCAGCTTCATACTTGTCATAAGTTTCTGGTGAATACAAACCCTTGTTTGTTTCATGTGAAATAAGATTTTCAATGGTGCGTGGTGCTTTTGCAAATTTTGAAATGACAAAGATGTAACTCATGCCATGAACGGGCGATTTAATTACATCAATCAAATTCAATCCAGCACGTTTGCACAGAGCATCAATAGATTTCACATTGTAGAAAGAAAGATGTTCATGGTAAATAGTATCAAACTCACCATTTAGAATCATATCACATTGGGAGGTCGTAGCAAAGAGCAAACTGTCTTTGTGCATGACGTTCCTGATGTTTTGGAGTAATTCAAGTTGGTTGAAGTTGTGTGCGAATGCGTTTTGACAGGTGATGATATCAAATTTTTCGTTGTCAAATTCTTTACCTGTGAAGTATCCGCAGACAACTTTGTGTCTTTCGGAAGAAGTAGGAAACAAATTTTCCGCTGGGTCAACTCCATATGTTTGCGCTCCTCTGTCTTGAAATGAATTTAATTGACTTCCATCATTACACCCAATATCTAGTACATTAATTGGCTTGGTTCCATACTTTTCGGCTGCAAATTCTGCAAACCAATCAAAGTATTCCAATTGAGTTTTAGCAGTACCAGAAACATACGCATAGTCTTTATACATCAAATCTGGATCAACTCTCACACTCAACTGAACGTGAAAGCATTCCTTGCAACGATTGATAGCAAGTGGAAAGTATGATTCTGTGTCATAAACACTTTTCTTGTATGAGTTTGCAAGTGGTTGTTTAGCCAAATCCAATACAGGTACCAAGTCTGTACAGCCACAAGCAATACATTCTTCAATCATTTCATATTCTAAATTCATAGTTCTAGCCACCGTGTGTTCTGTAAGTACCAATCACTCACTTGTTTAACTCTTTCACTAAATGCAATTTTTGGCTCCCAACCAAGACTACGCATCAAGCTACCATCTAATGCATAACGCAAGTCGTGTCCTGGGCGAGAATTATGGAAATCAAGCATTTCATAAATCAACTCTTTATCTTGTGCTTGTGCTACAAGTTTAGCGAGGGTTAAATTATCAACTTCTTCTTTGCCGACAATGTTAAATTTAGCGCATTTGGCATCACCATAGTCTGTTGGGCAAGCAGGTTTCGTTGTAATCAAAAACATCAATGCTTCGGCTACATCTGCGGCATGAATGTAAAATCTACTTCCAGCTTCGGTACGAGCCGCATTTGAGTGGATAAAAATCTTTTCACCTTTGCGAACACGGTCAATACACAACGGAATAAACTTCTCTGGTGTTTGACGCTCACCAAATACATTCATTGTATGTGTAATCATCATAGGCATCTTGTAAGTGTTTTCATAAGCAACACAGAATTCTTCTGCGGCTGCTTTAGATGCTGAGTATGGATTAGTTGAATTGTATCTTGCACGTTCAGTATATGCAACACCAGGAGGTGCTGAACCAAAGATTTCATCTGTGCTGAAATACAAGAATGTTTCCAAGTTGTCAAGTCTTCGTGCATACTCTAACAAGTGTGCAGTACCAATAGTGTTATCTTGAATGAATTCCATTGGATGCGTGATAGACCTATCAACATGCGATGATGCGGCTAGATGAAAAATTGTGTCAATCTTGCCTAACTTGTTGATGAAGTTATTCACAAGAGGATTAATCTCCGCTTTCAAGTCATGGAATACAACATTAACTCTCTTACGAGTTTGTGCATCATATTTTTCCAAGACTTCATGCAAACGATTTAGATTACCAGAATAATCTAGTCTGTCTAAAGTTGTAATATTCCAATCTGTCTTTTGAATCAACAAATCAATAACGTGGTGGGCAATGAAGCCACAACCACCAGTAATCAAAACATTCTTACTCATTAATAATTGCTCCTGTTGGTGCGATAACACCTTCTAGTCCTATAGGTTTAACTGTTGTCCACTTGTATTTGTTTAGATTCTTGTAATAAGAATGCTCAACATCAATATTGTATTTCATCATATCATTAAGTATATTATATAATTCTTTTCTAAAAATGTCAAGCAAATTGTAGTCCATATGCCATAATCTTAACTCAAATATTCTATCTACTCCAGCAAATTCTTGGTGTTGTTTGGACATCCACGAATCAACTGTTGGTAGAAAGACAAAAGAATCTTTGAAGTCTTCTCGGTCCACGGTGAAGTTATCGTTTAGACAATAACGACCAGAGACTTTGTAAATTCTCTTGCTTTCTACCTTTTCAGTATAAAACTTTTCAAGCATCATAATGAAGCCAACAGTTTCAGCCAAACTTCTTTGCCCTTGATCCGATAGTCTTTGCACTTGGTCATTCCAACCAGTCCACAAAAACTTAACACCCAAATCATGCATACCTTGAAGATAGCTTGCTTCTGGTATCTGATACGATGTATCAAACATGTATTTTACATTATTTGGGCACATCTTGTCAATAGACTTGACTGTATTTACCGTCTGCTGATATCTTTCTTCATTTGAAAATACCGATAACTGTCTGACATTCAGAGCAGAAGAAATGAAAAAGATACCATCAACCATATGTCTTCTCAATTACTTTGCGCCACTCTGGTACTCTATCATACTGATGCACAATAGTGAATTCATATCCATGACTTGTCCATACTTTACCATCTTCAAAGATTGGTGTCTTCTCTAGTAAGTATGGTTTGAATTGTTCAATCTTGCTTGGATCACCAGTTGTACCAAGTTGACAAGCCCAACCATCTTCCGATTTCATATACAATGAAGTATCTGTGTATGGATGCTGTGAAATCATAAAGTTGAATGTAGATTGGTCACAGATTGGAATTGGGCGATTGATTGCTGATGTGAAAATATTGATACACAAATCACGCATGGCTGAACCAGTACCAGCTAGAACACCAACGTTATAGATTTCATTATCTTTGAATTTATCATAGATGTATTTACCATAAGTCTCAAGCAAATTTTGATTGCCCCATGCTTCATCCTTATACAGAATGCTTTCGGAAGCAAACATTAGATTCTTGTCGCCAATATTTTCTTCAATAAACTTGATTGGATTTTTCTGAAAGATAACATCTTTAACGTCAGTGGTAATAACATACCGATAATCGGTTCTGCATAGATGTTCGTAGATATGGATGAATCTCTCAACATGAACGGGAATTCCTTCATGCTTATACACAAGATTGCCTTGTGCATCTTGTTCAAATCCTATAATTGTAAAACCTGCGTCAGCTACTTTCATTGTAGTCTCGCGGTCACAATTCATAAGGACTAGAACCTTGTCACCATCAAAGCCACTCTGATTGATTGAGTTAACCCAATACTTCAAAGTATCCCAAGTATATCCGGTACTTGCACCGATAATCAAATCTTTCATAATAAACTCCTTAATAATATATATCTGTCTTACTGCCCCGGTGTGTCTTTCTTGTATTTCTTTGCCAAGATAGTTGTACCATCATTACCTGCTCCAGCTGGTGGTAAAATGTCAGCATCAGGTACTTTCTTTTCTTCATGCACACTTTTATGTAGTTGCACTCCAATTACTTTCTGCACCAGTTCCCAAACTTCTTTTGTTTTCTTTTGTGCAAGATATTCATCAAACTTTTTCTTTTGCTCTGGAGTTGCTTTTTGTTTGAACTTAATTAACTCCATGATGCCAATGTTACCAGCATATGACGCTTCGTTTATTTTTGATTGTGCTTTGAAATTGTTCATCAGTTGTATCCTTGACCCTCTACGCATTTAATACACTCACAATCGGTACATTCACAATCATCAGTCATACAACTGAAACCACAATGTCTAAAACAACCACATGTGCAATTTGATATAAGGCGTTTGTATGTTTCTTCGTTCATATTAACCTCTTGTTAAGTTTAATATCTTTTGTATCTGAGTTTCAAGTGTAGCTTTACGATTTGGCCACTTGATGATTGGTTGGTCAGCAGTCTTCAATAGTTTGGTCAAGAATGGTAGAACAAGTTTTTCAACTTCATGGAGTCTTTGCTTATATTCTTCTACCGTTTCTTCTTTTTCTGCTATGACAGAATTGTATTCTTCTTCATCGGTAGCGGTGAATCCAAAGTCATCTTCACCATACTCTTTCATAATCTCAGTTAAATCAAATTTCTTATCAGCCATTACTTGCTCCAATTCTTTGCGGCATTAAAGTTAGCATGTGCAAACTCTAGTCTATCAATCAACTTGACTGCATTACCTTTTAGTTTATCTACAGCTACAAAGCCTTCTGGATTTGTAATCTTAAAGCCATCATCTGTGCGTAAGAATGTATTGGTAACTTGTTTCATACCTTGCAACTTCTTCACAATCATGTTCTTTGAATCAACAAGCATATTCATCAAGTCAAATATGTTTTTCAATTCATTTGCATTGTTGCGATAGAACCGCATAATCTCATTCTTCTCTGCTTGGCGTTTCAATTTTGTTTCTTCTTTTTTAGCATCAACAATTTCTTTGTTAAGTTTAGCTTCAACCCACTTAATCAATTCTTGTGTATGCTTATGAGTATCTTTGATTGCTTGACCTTCACGAACTTTGGTATTGTTGAAAGTCTTAATTTGAACAAGAATATTCTCCGATGCTGAGATTCTATTCAGCGTCATTGAATTTATCTTTTGAAAGATTGTACCGGCTTGTGATAACAAGTATGTAACATCTTTCGTTTCTTGCTCAGTAAACGATGCAGTGCCAGATGCATCAACAAAGTATGCATCACGGAACCAAACATCTTTGGTTGTCTTCAAGTGATTGATATCAATGTTAAAAGATGCTTTCATATCATTAAAAGTTTTACCCGTGTATGAAGTATGAAATACAATACCCATTTGAGCAGATAGCATACTTCTTGCTAATGCGCTGGTACTTGGCACAGCATACACGATTGTGTTTGGTTGAAATGTAATGTATGATTCGCCTTCAATGCTTTGCTTCTTCAAGTCACCTTTAGCAAACATCATATCGCCTTGAAGAACGCCAGTGATTCCTAGTTTTGGTAAATAACGCAATGCTACTTTTAGTTTAGCATTCAATCCTTCTGATGGATGATTGTTGTCAATATCAGCATCTGTGTAATTCAATTTTGGATTTACGTTGAAGACACCTTTAGTGCCAACAAAGAATTTGCCATTGTCTGGATTGATACCAGCAAACACAGCAGGTGCACCATCCCATTTCGTAGTCACGTTAACTTTTGATTCTGCATGACCAGCAAGCATATCACGCAAGGAACGAAGGAATGCAATAGCATCTCTTGCGCCAGCAACACCACGATTTAATACTTCATCTTCAATGTGTTCAAGATGAAGATTGGCGCCTTCTTTCTTTACGCCTTCTGTTAAGAATTGTGTGAATTTCATAGTTTTACTATTACACCAGTGGATGGAACTTTATCAGTTACAACAATACGACCAGCACTATCACCTCTTGATGGTGATTTACCATATATTTTTGGAGTGTCATCAGGATCTTTAGCATCAGGATCGAATCTCTGGTCTTCTCGTCTTGCTCTCAATCGAAAATATAACTCATGGGTTTTAGCATACTCATCAGCCATTGTTAATCCACCGTTCAATTTTAAAATATTCTTTTTTTCATCGTATGTCCCAATAACATCCATAGGACCAATGTACATGAAATCAATTGGTCCACCCATTGCTTTATTACCAATAACAATTTTTAATTTATCTGCCGCAGATATTTTTCCAAATACATCGGGAACTTTATCGCCAGGTTTCAATTTCTTTTTAGTAACCAATTCTTTGAAAGCGGCTTTCATAAATTTCTTAGCGATACCAGGCACAGCAAGTTCTAGACCTTTAAGACCACCGCCAGCAAGAGATGGTGCAGATTCACCCTTTAAGGAACAATTTGCTGTAACTTCTTTACCTTTTCTAGTAAGAAATATTACCACATCAGTATATGGTTCAGAACCACCGGCTTGTCTGCCTGTGTATTTTTCTGCCCCAACTACTCCGGTTAATACAGTTTTACCAGCAACAACAGTTATTGGATTATTCTTATTTTTCTTAAAGGCATCGTTAATTTTTTTAACAACACCTGATTCTTGTCGTTCTGCGGATGCGCCTGCCATGTGTACTCCATTTTATAGAGTATTTATACACGCACACCTTCAAACTTGGAGTTGAACTTCCTCTCACGATTGCCAAAAGTATTCAGTGGCTTATCATCTGGAATCTGACCAGAATCAATTATAGTCTGCGCTGAATCTTCTACATCATATAGTTTCATTTTAGCCCTATCAACACCAATAACAAACTTCTTGTTTGCACTTGGATCATTATAGCGATTCTTCAACTGTTTGACCATGATTTGATTCAATTGTTCCAATTCTTCCGTATTGATTAGTGCAAACATGAAGTCAGCAGTCGCTGGCAAACCAAAAGATTCTGAGGTATCAGTCAAGTCAACATCGGAATTACTGAAACCAGACCTTGTTGTTTGTGTAGCTGAAACAACTGGCACATTAAATTCTACAGCAAGACCACGCAATTCTTCTGCAATAGCTTTGACGTAAGTATAAGAGTTAACATTCGCACCTTGTTTCAACCTAGATGAAGAACAGATATTCAGATAATCAATGAAGATAATCTTTGGGCGAAAACTCTTTTTCAATTGTAATTCATTCAACAAAGACCTGAAGTGCATAGAACTGGCACTTGCAGTTGGATATTCTTTGATGATTAGTTTACCTTGTGTTTTGTTTTTCACGCCTTGAAATCTTCTTTCATAATCTTCTTTGCTTATCAAATGCAAGTCATCAAGTTTGATGTTCAATAGGTTCGCATCAATACGTTCCGCAATCTTTTCCTCAGCCATTTCCATGGTAATATAAAGAACGTCAAAGCCTTGCGAGATACAACCAGAAGCCATGTGGCACATGAACAAACTTTTTCCCACGCCAGTTCCAGCAAGAGCAATATTAAGCGTCTTGTTAGGTAGACCACCTTTTGTGATTTTGTTAAAGAAATCCAAATCAAAGGGGACTCGTTCTTCTTTGCGATGGTAGAATTCAAATCGTTCTTCATAATCATTTATATAATCGTGCCCAACATTTCTATCAAATGAAACACCAAGAGCATCAGAAAGAATCTTTGGGATTTCACCTTTTGCTTTGGTACCAAACTTATCATCCAGAATCGTAACTGATTCCATGATTGCATTATATAATGCTTTATCTTGGCAAAACTTTTCTGTGTGTTCAGTCAACCATTGAATATCAGTTGGATCATCTTTGTTCGCTTTGATATCACTCAAAATTTGGATTGAGTTGCGAACCTGTTCTTCGGTGAGTTTTTTGCTCTCGGTAAAGTTAATTACCAGTGCTTCATAAGTTGGCAGATTTTTATACTTCTCCACAAACTCTTTTATCTCATTGTAAATGGTTCGTTCATTGTTATCTGAAAAATATTCTGTTTGAATGAACGGCAATACCTTACGTGCGTATTCATCATTATATATCAGATTCTTCAGAATAGAGAGTTCTAGTCGGTTCAATTTGTTTTTCCGTTAAAATTAATTCTGTTAGTATGTCACCTAACATTGTAACAAAAGTTGCATCTTCTGTCAATGCATCTTTGTCATATTTCATCAAATTAACCACATGGTAACCAAACTTAAGTTTAGCCATGTTAAGTTCCTCTGTTACAGATGCATAGGTATAATAGTATACAACACCAGCATAGTCACCCCGGAGGATTTCTATGCCAGTTAAATCTGTATCTTCAAAGTCGTGAAGTTTGAAATCTATGGACTCTTTAAACTTCTTCGGTTTCTTCCAAAACATCATTTTGCCCCATAATGTTTCCGTAAGAGATTTCATATTTCTTCCTCACAAAATCTTTGAAGTCCTCGCTTGCAAGAATTTCACCCCAAAATTCTTCATTCTGAGTATCAGCAAGGCGTTTCTTATCACCCATTTCGCCAGTTTCTTTGTCAACTTTGCAGTACCAGCCATTGGTTGGTTTAAGAACGTGACCAGATTCGAGAGCAATATCAATTAAACCGGACCATTTGTTGATACCTCCATCATAAGATACGCTAACAGGAATCTTAGACTTCTCTTTAACATACCGTGATTTCTCAACGTTGATAATGAAATTATATCCAGTAATTTCTGTGCCATCTTTTTCTTGTTGGCGACCGATGATGAAAATATTATCAGCAGAGTAGTATGAACCAGTACCACCACCAACAATTGCTTTCGGGAACATTCCAATTTCCATGTAAGTGTGATTAACAACAACCATTGGAATATCTTTTAGATTCAAGTGAGGTGTGACCATACGGAACAAACTCTTTACTTGTTTCGCACGGCTCATGTCAGCAACAGATTTGCCTTCAAGTGCATCATCAATTTCTTTCTTTGAAGCAAGGTTACCAATAGAATCAATGATAATCATCACCCTATCATTACGCTCAATACCTTCCAACTGTTTCATTATGTCGAATTTGAGTTGTTCAATATCTGTAAGAGGAGTATGGAGCACCCGCTCTGTGTCAATACCAAAAGTATCAAAATAAGACTGCGGAGTACCAAACTCGGAATCGTAGAAGATAAGAACTGCTTCATCGTATTTGTCCATGTAAGATTTAGCCATCAACAAACTAAATGCAGTCTTAAAGTGCTTTGATGGACCAGCCCACATTGTAAGACCAGGCGTCAAGCCGCCTTCTAATTTACCAGATAGCGCAACATTCACCATAGGAATGGATGTTGGTATCATATCTTTCTCAGTAAAGAATTTTGATTTAGATAGAATCGCACTATCTTTAATCGTAGAATTCTTTTTAATTTTGTCCAATAAACTCATAATTATCCTTTAGAAAAAATCTGTCAGTGAACTTGTTTTCTCAACTTGCCAATCAATACAATCAAGAATAATTTTGATTGGATCAAGAAACGCTTTCTCAAATTGTAACTCATAATCAATGTAATTGTCAAGTCCAAATTCAGTTGGCAGGCGTGTTGGATACGATATTACCGTATCATTGATTGGGTTAGGTTGAATCAGGTATGTAAACTTTAATTTCTCACCTTCTTGAACCTTAGGGTACTTGTTTGTTAAATTATGTTTATTCAACAGGTAATTATACAGTAACGCACCCTTAACATGAATCGGTGTACCCTTAGTATATATTTGCGCTTTGTCTGTGTATGTCTTCAAACCATTCACCGAACGAGGAAAAGATATTTCTTCAATTGGCAATGTTCTAAACTCTTTGCGGAAGTTGGCAATGAATTCTTGCACATCGTCTTCGGTACCAGTTACCATCAACTTGATAACTTCTTTCATCTTATCTCGAATGGAAGATGGAGTAGAAGACTTCACCATTTCAAGGCCCATGACTTTCATCTGAGGCTCGGCATACTGAACACCTTCGTTGTTATACACATTCAAAATGTACCGTTTCTTTGCTGTCCAGATACCTTTGTTAGACAACCCTTCACGTTTCATTTGCATTTTTTGGGAATATGCGTTGACATACGTAGCAAGTTCTTGATAACTCTTATCAATATATGGTTGAATCTTATCTTCACAGACACGGTCCATGAAGGAGATAAGCTGATTAACATCCGTCTTT